TCATGCCCCACCTCAGTAATTCGCGTATGCCGTACGCGCCTGCGCCGCGACATCCCGCATCGAAACTCCAAGAGGCACGTCTAGCGCATCTGCCCGGGCACGCGCCACCTGTCTCGCCTGCATCGCCGTCCCCAGGCGGGGCAGGATCGCGTAGGCGGGGTTGTTCCGGTCGAAGTCCCGGGCACGGGTGATGAGTTCCAGCGCCTCCTCCCGGTCGCCCTTCTCCAGCGCCGTCATCAGCTGGCTGCGGATGCGGGCGGCGTCGCGCGTGATGATCCCTCGGCGCTGCTGCTGCGCGAAATTGGCCTCCTGGTACTCGGCCTGCGCGGCCGGGCGATAGCCCAGCGCCTGAGCCAGCACCGCTGACACACCAGGGTCGTCGATCGGCAGCCGCACACCTTCCGGGTTGGTGAAGCCGTTCTCCGTGAGCCGGAAGGCCGCCACCGGAGACCTCACTGCGGTAGGCAGCGCACGCTGCATCCCTGCCAGGATGTTGCCCTCCGCCATCTCCCGCGCACCTATGAGCACGTTGCTCACCATCGAGAACGGCGCACCCATCACGCGCAGCGCCAGATCAGGTGCGGCGTCCTCCAGCTTCCGGCGGTCGGCCATGAAGCGGGAAAAGGGGATGATGTCCTGCTCGCCCAGGCGGGTGGACGCGTCGACCCCGATCGCTCGCGGCAGGCCCCGCGCCACAACCTCCCCGACCTCCTTACCCAGCACATCGGCCAGGAAGTTGCGCCAGGACGCAACGAGATCGAACGGCTCGTCGTCATCGTCCAGCAGGTCCTTCAGCGCGTTCACTGCCGCGGCGATGGCCGTCACGCCGGGCAGACCAAGCGAGCCGGCGAGCACCGTGATGGCCGCCATGTGCCCGGCCAGGAACCTCCGGCCATCGCGGCGGCGCTCAGCACGCTGCGCGTCCGTCTCACCTTCGCGCTTCGCGCCCAGGGCGTTGTCGAACTCGCGGACCAACTTCTCCAACATCTGGGCGTTGAACTGCTGGAAGGCCATGGCCACCGGGGTGAACCGCCCAGCGATACCGGTGCGCCCGAGCGCCCGGCCCACATTCGCCTCGGTGTAGTTGAACATGGTGTCGTCGATCAACCGCACGGCGTCCGGCACCAACGCGGCGCTGTCGAACTTCGCGCCCTGCTTCGCCTTCTCCAGATTGTAGAGCGCCATGCCGCTGGCGAGGCGGATCGCGGCCTCGGAGTACAGGCCGAACGCTCCAGCGAACCGCAGCACCCCGTCCAGCTTCTTCGACGTGTTGCGCTCGGCCAGCCGGCCAAGCTCGCGTGCCGCGCCACCGATGTCGACGACACCCGTGTTCACCAGCCGCATCAGGTACGCCTGCATCTCTTGCGGCACGTTGGCATCCGCCAACACCTGCTGCGTGATATCCGGTTCCGCCGCTGCCCGCGCCGACGTCGCCCACCCTGCCTTCAGCGCAGCGCGCATCACACGGATCGCCATGGCTGTGGACCGCGCGATCTCCTTCGCCGACGCCACGAAGCCGTGCTTCTTCGCCAGCTCCGGCCACAACGTGACGCTCACCTGCGTCATGTTGTTGAGCGCGTAGGCCGGGGACATGCCGAGGAAGTACGCGTAGTTCACGGCGCGGAAGCTGTCGACCCAATCCTTGCCGGTGTGCATCGGGCGGTTGGTCTCGCGCGCGAGCACCTCCTGGAGCACCTGCTGACGCGCCAGCGTGTCCGGCAGCGGTGCATCCGAGCCCTCCGCATCACGCAACTGGCGCCGCATCTCGTTCAGCGTCGTCTGCATCTGCGCCGACGTGGACAGGTTGGCGAGCGCGAGATTGCCCACATTCGCGCGGAACGCATAGCTGTTCATCATGTTCCGCGACCACCCGGACACAACCTTGCGCTGCGTCATCACGCGCGCCTCGGACGTGTTAGGTAGCATGCTCAGCCACGTCTCGCGCAGCTGGTCGACCGCGCGCTTCCGCATCGCCTCCGCAGCCGCCCACTCGGGGCTGCCCTTCGCCGTACCCTCCGGGGGGTCGAACGCCGGGCTCGTGCGGAAGCGCGACACCGCCTCATCCAAGAATTTCGCGTCCGCGGCGGCAATGCCGGACTGCTCATCGCGATGCCCGCGCTTGATCGTCCCGCCCTCGATTGCGCCGTCCGCCTCCAATCGGCGCAACACCGCCAGCAGGTTTGCCAACTGGTCTGGCGTCTCGACGCGCAGGAACACGTTCGCACGCTCGGCATCGGTCGGGATCGTGAAGTCATCGAACCCGGCATCCACCAGTGCCTGCGACACGCGCTCCGCCGCCGCCTGATCCGGCGCACCCGGACGGCTGCCCTTCTTCCGCTCCGTAGGCTGCTTGATGTTGAACGATGCGAAATACTCGCCGACGCGGCCCAGATGGAAATACGGGTGCTTGTGCAGCCCCTCCGCATTCGCACGCATATCACGAAGCATCTTCGCCAAGGTGTTCACCTTCGGCTCGGATGCCGCGTCGTTGTACGGCGCCTTGTCGGCGGGCAAGCGGGTCCACGTCGCAGGATCGCCGTTGTTCTTGTTCCGGTCGGCCTCCCACTGCTGCCGCCACAGCGCTTCGGCGGCCGCGAGCTTCCGCTCGAACGCGCCCTTCCAGAAGTCGTGCGCATCACTGAGCGAGTTCTGCACCTGCGACGAGGCGGTCAGGAACTCCGCCATTGGGTCGTCGCGGAAACCTTCCGGCAGGGTCTCCCGGAAGTCCGGGTCCGACACCGTCGCGTTATGCACGAGCGTCGTCATCGACGCGTACCGCTGCATGCGGTTGTACAGCGCCATATTGTCGAACACGTCGGACGCGCGCTGACCGTCGCGCAGGATGCGCATGCGGGCATAGCGCTGGTTCGCCTCCGCGACATGCGCCTTGAGCTTCTCCGCCGCCGGCTCCTTGTGCAGCCACGGGTGCTGATCCCAGGTCTTGCGCGGGTCGATCTCGTACGCCGCGATCTCCATCAGCCAGCGCAGGTCCTCGCTCGCGCTCTCCGACAGCCGCTCGTAGGCGCTCCACGTCGGCGCAAACAGCTCGGCAAACTTCGCGCTGATCGTCGCGCGCCGGCGGTTGATGTTGGCCACGTTCTCCAGCAGGGTCTGCGCGCCGTCAACCGTCTGAGTGAAGCCTTCCGTGACCGGGAACAGCCGGCCGTACGTGCGGGCGATGTGGTTCAGCGTCGTCAAGTAAAGCGTCTGAGCCCGCATCCACGTGCTAACGGACTGGTTGCGCGCCATACCGCCCTGGGCTTGCGCCAGGAGCGCCTGTGCCTGAGAGGCGAGGCTCGCAGCCGCCCGCTCCGCCGCGGCGATGGCTGGAGCCAGTCGGGCGAAAGTGATCTCGCCGGTACCAATTTCGGACCTGCGTTGCCGCGTGAACTGCTCGGTCGGCCCCTGCTGGCGCTGGCCCAGCACATCGAACATCGCGTTGCTGGCGTCGAGGATCGCCTCCAGGTACGTGGGGCGGCGCGCGCCAAAGCCGAGGAACCCGCCCACCGCGCGAACAAACCGGGTCCAGTAGCCCTCGTTGTTGAGGGTCTGCTGCTTCATCCAGTCCTGGAACTGCGGGCTCGTGAGCGCGTAGGTGATGAACTCATCCGGCGTGCTGGCCGCCTCACGCAACCACGCGTGCTGCCGGGCGAGATTGCGCCAGTCGTTGCGGTTGACCACCCCGTTCGCCAGCGACGACCACAGCCGCAGCAGCTGGAGAATGTGCTGATCGCCCGGGCGCTGCTGGTGCCCGTCGCGGAACCGGTAGACGTCGCGCGCATCCCCCGTCGCCATGAACGCGCCGTAGCTGCTGAGAGAGCCCAGTCGAGACATGATCGCCGCATGGATCGCTTCGTGGACGATCGTCTCGTCCGTGGTGTTCGTCACGTCCGGCGCACCAGGGTCCACCCGGATGTGCATGGTCGTCCGCCCGGTCGCCGGGTTGTGCGACACAAGGCCGTATGCGCTGTGCAGGCTCGGGTGGATGTAGCCCGGCGGGTAATCCTTCCCCACCTCGACGATGCGTACCTCCACCTCGCCCATGAGCGGCGCCAGCCGCTGCGCCAGAGCGCGCAGCTGCGGACTGGGAGACTGCTCCGCCAACACATCGAGCGCGCCGGCGATGTCGCCGGTCTTGAGCACGTCGATCGCTCGCGCCGTCTGCGCCCGGGCGGTAGATCCCAGCGCGCCGCTCACGGCTGCGGCCAGGACGCCCCGCCGGGTCGGCAGCGGCTCGCGCAGGCGCGTGAGCGTAATGTCGCTGTCGCCACCCGTGATCCCTGCACTGCGGCGGTACCGCTCCGCGACATCTGCCACACGTGCCGGTGCGTCGTCCTCTGCGCGGTCGATCGCCTCCTGCGCCGCCCGAGCGTCATCCCCGAGGCGGGACGTCAGCTTCTTGGCGCGCTCCAGCAACGCACGATCTGCTGCGGAGACCGCCTTGACCACCGCCTCTCGCCGCGCCTGCATGCGCGCCGCCGTCCGCTTGTCAGCTTTCGCCTGCTCCAGCCGCTGCGCGTAGCCCGCACGCACAGCCAGCCGCGCCTCCTGCACGGTGGCGGCGGTCGGATTGGCCAGCGCCGCTTGCACGGCATCCTTGGCCCGCGAAGACAGCACGGGGTCCGCCAGCCGGTCGCGCAGGAACCGCGTCTGCTCAGCGGTGAGCTGAACAGGTGCCACCGGCGCCGGCTGAGCCGGCGAGGGAGAGGCTGCCGTGGAGGGGGCAGGAGATGAGGAACCCCCCTCCAACACCGGCGCCGGTGACGTCGTGACCCCTTGCGGGACGGCTGTCGATCGCGCTTCCGCGTCCCGCAACGCGGCGTCGGTCTCGGCGGCCAAGGCCGTCTGCCGAGCGGCGAACTCGGTGTCTCCGCGCGCGGCGGCCTGCTGCGCAATCTCTCGCTTCTGCCGCGCGCGGTCGCGCAGGTACGCCTTGTAGCCCGCCTCCGTAGGATCGAACCCCGCCGCTACGGCTTGCTGTTGCGTGGCGGGAGCTTCTTCTGCACGCGCGGCGGAAGTCCCTTGCCCTTCGGAGTCTCCTTCTCCCACTTGCGGGCCATCCTGGGCAGATTGGCGAACATCCACCCCCGCTGCGCTTCCGACTTGAACGGCATCCGCACCTCCGGCCTGATAGATACGTGCCAGAAGCCGCTCCGCAGACGCCTGCTGATCCGGCGGGATCACGCCGCGCTCCTCGAAACGCTCCAGCCACTTCCGTGCCAACGTCGCGTCCTGCTTCTTCACGCCGGCAATCGTCGCCACCTCCGCCATGCGCGTGACGACGGGGTTACCCTCCATGATCGCGGCGGCGATCCGCGGCTGCTTGGCCCACGCGGCCAACGCCTCGTTCGGTGCCGGGCCGGGCGTCGTGGTCATGCGCGCAGGGTCGATCGGCGGTACCGCGGCGGGCTGTGCCGCGATTTCCGGGGCCGCCGGGGGCGGCGTCGGACGATCCCACTCCAACGGGAGAGCCGACATCACCTGCTCAGCAGGCTGCGCCGCAGATTCCGCCACCGCCTGACGCGCGGCGGCGACCGGCATCTCGGTCATCGGGGGCGCTGCGGGCGCGGCTACCGCCTCTGGCCGAGCGACGGGTTCGGCAAGCGCCGTCTGGATGCGCGCCGCGCGCTGGATGCCCTCGATCTTGCGGGCTACGGCCTGTGCAGCCGTTGCGTCCTGCGCCGCCAGAGCAGCCTGCGCCTCGCCGCGCGCGGCGGCCATCTCGGCCTCGAAGTTGCGCGACTGGCCCTTTCGGTCGAAGAAGCCTAGCCCTTCTGCCAGTGCCAGGAGGCGCTTGGTCGGCCGGCGGCCATTCAGCCGCTCGGCCACCTCGCGCGCGAGCCCGACCTCGTCCTGCGCCTGGAACTGGCCGATGAACCTGCGGAATTCCTGGTTGTCCCGCACACTTTCGCCGGCCGACTGGAGCGCCTGCCGGATGATGTTCGGAGTATCGAGCGCGATCTCGCGGCCCATGCCAGCGTCCGGGTCACGTGAGCGCTCGATCGGCAGCGCCGGTGCCGCCTCTGCCAGAAGCGGATTGTCGCTCATCTGCGGCAGATCAAGCGGGAACTCCCGCATCGCCGCGGAGGGCTGCGCAGACGTCGGGATCGCCTCAGCGGTGGGGTCACCCCCGCTGTCGCGCACGTCCCCTTCGACCGGACGCTGCCACGTCGGGGCGCCGAACAGGTCAGGCTGTGCTGCGACTGCTGCCGCCGGCGCGCTCATCGAGGTCGGGTTCAGCGCCTGATCAACGGCCGCCGCCAAATCCTCCGTGGACGTCGACGCCGCGTCCTGCTGCCTGATGTTCTGCGTCGCGCGACGGCTCAGGAGACCAGCACCGCCACCCATCACGCCACCGACAGCCATGCCGGTCAGGGCGCCGTCCACCACGTTCGCCGCGCGCTGGCCGAGGGTCAGGTCAGGGCGGAACGCCTGCTCCATGCCCGTCTGAACGCCCTCGGTGACAAGCTCCGTGGCCGCGCCTTCCACCGCGCCGCGCGCCGCGCGCCCCAGGCGCCCAGCAGCCCCGGCGCCCATTCCAGCGCCTCGGGCAATGTTCAGCACCCGTGCAGTGGGGATCGTCTCCGCCGCGGCATAGACCGGGCTGAGGCCGAGCGCGGCAAGTGCCTCACCGACACTGGGGCGGGCGGCCTGATCTCCGGTCGTCGCCCGGGCGCTCTCGACGGCCTCGCGATACATCGACCCGGCGGCCTGCGGCAGCATGGTGGCACCGGCAAGCACCGCGCCCGGGGTCGTACCCAGTGCGGATGCCGTGGCGTTCAGCCCGGCACGCAGACCGAACCCGCGCGCTCCCGCCGCCGCAGCACCCCCGGGGCCACCGACCAGGAACGCGGCAGCCATGGTGGCGAAGTTCGGTATCTGCTGCGCGACGTTGTAGCCGAGCCACGGTAGGACGCTCGCGCCCCCTTCGCGCCAGGGGGCGGTCTCCAGATCGGATCGGCCGACCTCCTGTGCCCGCCGCGCGCGATAGTCCGCGACCCCCCGCCCGTACTGCTCCACAGGGTCAAGCCCGGTCGCGCGGCCGAGCGCTTCCAGCGCCGAACCGCCGGAACCGACCATCGTCTGCCAGCCGACGTTCAGGCCGGAGCGGAACAGGCCGGGCTGGTTCGACCGGTCGCGCGGCGCGTTCAGCACGGCCTGGAGAAGCCCGGGGTCCAGTCCAACCCCAGTCTCACTGGCAAAGCCGCGCCGCTGCCCCGTCGTCGGATCGACGTCGAGAAGCGATCCGCTCACGTCAGTTCCCCGACCCGCGGGCGCTCATCAGCTCCTCGATCGACGGCGTGCCGATCCCCAGCAGCACACGCGCGCGCGCCAATTCCCGCGCCCGGAACTCCGCCGGGCTGATGCGCTGGGCGGCCAGCTCGGCGCGGTCCAACTGGCGCTCCTGGTCCATAATGCGCGTGCCCAGCTCGTACCGCAGGTCCGAACCTGTGGTCCGCTGCGGCTGACGCCCAAGCATCTGCGTGATGGCCGCAACACGCTCCGGCTGCGAGAGCCCGGCCAGCGCCTCGTCGACCTGCGCCCGGGTCAGACCCCCGAACACAGGACGCTGCCGCCCATCCGTCTGCCACGGGGGCTCCACGTTGAACGTCGCACCCGGCAGCGGGCGGCCAGAAATGGGGTCGACGGAGGAGAACACCGGTGCTGACGCGCGCGGCGGTGTCGAAGCCGGCGCCGCCAGCTCCCCGGGCGCGACAGTCGTCGGTCGGGCCGGCGGAGCAGGCGGCGCCGGTGAGCCGGTCAGGCCGATCAGGCCCCCCAGGAAGCCCGCGCCATGCGTCGCCGCGCCGCGCAGCGCAGCGGCGGCGGGGTCCAGGATAGCCGCGGCCTGAGCACCACCGAGATTGATTACCCCGCGTGCGCCTGCGCCAGCCGCGGCACCGTAATTCCCGCGAGCCAGCAGCCCGCTAACCTCTTGCTCCATCGCCTGCTGCGCCGCGCGAGGGCCGGACCAGTCCGGGAGCATGCTGCGCACAGCGTCGCGAAAGGTCACCCCGAGCCCGCCCAGGTTCGAGCCTACCGGCGCGTTGGTGATGCGCGTGTCAGCCATTATCGGGTCTCCCACGCGAAGCCGTTGCGGCCGAAGCCCCAACCGACCGGCGCGAACATCTTGCGCATCGCGTCTCGCCGGGCCTGCATCACGTTCTTCTCGAACATCGACCGGAACTCGTGCGCGCGGGCAGGATTGCCAGCATCGTGGTCCACGATGCGTAGCGCGAGATAGGCCGCGTAGTCCAGCATCTCGATGTGGTGGATTTCGGGGATTTCCGGCTGCGCAGACAGATGCGCCGGCACCAGCGGCTCCAGCGGCAGCCGAACCACGCGCAGCTTGATGATGTCCCCCGCGTAATCCGCGGTCGGCGCAGGGTACAGCCGCAGGTGGACGGCGGAGCGCCGATCCTCACTGTCGAGCGCCACCTGCTCGTCCGTGGTGTACGCGAGGGGCTTGCCAGCCGGGAGGAGCTGCGCCTGCGCCGGGTCGAAAAGCGGCCCGTCGTTGATGCGCGGCTGGCCGCCGATCGCCGGATGGTCCAGCCGCGTCAGATCGACTTCCTCGGTGGAGTAGCGCGCCGACAGCACGCCGAGCACGCTATCGTGCAGTGTGTACTCGGCCTGCCCGGTCACCAACGTGACTTGGGTCACATCAGGGGTGGACCCATCGCGCAGTACGAGGCCGATCCGAGCGAACCGGCTCTGGGCCTCGTTGATGTAGCGAACGAGCGTCTCGTCGCTCCATAGCCGATCCGTCTGGCCGGTCACCTGATCGGAGCGGTCGTGCAGGATGTTCTCACGCAACTCCGTCAGCAAGTCCTGGAGCCTCATCCTGCACCCTCACTCTCACACGCGGCGGTAGGGATACCTCATCCGCTGCCGCCAGCCAACCACCTGCCGCGTCTGGGGGTCGATCTGCGGCGACGACATGACGGCGTTGTCGAGGATTTCGATCACGCCGGGCGGGACAGACACCTCCTCGCCAGGGCGCAACAGGTAGCCCGTGCCGTTGTAGCCGAGGAACAGCCCTGTGGGCGGGATGTCGTCGTTCTCTTCCAGCACGATCTTCACGCGCTGATCCGGCACCGGCTTGGCCTTGACTGACGACTTCTGCGTGCCGGGGTCGATCACCGGGTACTGTTCGCTCATGCCACGATCTCTCCCTCTCGTGGGTGGTTGGGGCGCGCCCTACGACGCGCCCCGCACATACTCAGCCCCAGGCCGACCACGTCACGTTGTCGCCGTCACCGGCCGCAGCGGCCGAGACGGCGAAGCCATTCGCCGCGAACACGATCGCGGACGTAGCATCGTACGTCGACGTGCCGGCGGTGACGGTCTTCCACGACGCCGCCGCGGCCATGCCCGCAGTCTTCTCCCAGCGCACCACGAGGTCCTCGTTGAACAGGATCACGTGTCGCGGAGTGAAGCCGAGGGTGACCGTGATGACGGTGTTGTCGGTCGGATCGAGCTGGCCCGTGGCGAAGTTGACGACGCCGGCGGATACCGCGGTGGGGGTGTCGGTGGCCATGATCGGCCCTCCATGCTCAGAGTGGACAGGAAGGAGGGGGGCCTAGGCCCCCCATCCCGATCAGGCGGTGGCGCCGACTTCCAGGCGGGCCATCCAGGCTTCCTGGAGGATCACCGTGGCGTTCCAGAGCTTCCAGCCCACAGTGCCGCGCTGGGCCAGCGGGTCGCCCGGCGCCGGCTTCGGGTTCACCACCATCGGCGTCATGGCCGACTTGCCCTTGAGGGGCACGAGGCCGAACGCGTCGCGCGCGAAGTACAGCACGGGGTAGATGTCCGCCGCCGTGTTCGCGGTGGTGTACCGCAGGTTGTTGGTGACCGCCGTGCCACCGCTGTCGGCCCACGGCGCGAACACGGTGGAGGTCAGGTACCGGACCTGCTCGACGGAGCCGATCTCGCCCTCCCACGGGGAGGTGTGGCCGCCGTAGTCGGACACCGGCTTGAAGCCCGTCATCCCGCGGATGTCGTTCTCCAGGTCGGGGTGGCAGATGCCGACATACGCGGCCTCGACCGACTTGGTGTTGTAGTCGGGCGAGGAGGCAATCACGTTCGTGATCTTCTTCGCATTCTGCCGGTTCAGCGCCGTGGTGACGCGCCGCTGGTCCGCGAGCGAGATCGCCGTGATGACGGACGCCCGCCCACCCACGTTGTTGCCGTAGAATACGTTGGTGCCGGCCTTGAGCACGTTGAAGCGCAGCGTCTCCACCGTGTGCGCGGCCTGCTCGCCGAGGATATCCATCGCCTGCTGGAGCACCGGGTCGGTGTGCGTGTCCATCACGACGTCGGTGATGGTCACGTAGTCACCGTACTGCGCCAGCGTGACGGTGTAGTCCTGGTTCGCCAGCTTGCTGCCGGTCGGGGTCACGCCCTCGACCAGCGGCGTGGTCGCCACCGGGACGTAGAAGCTGCCCGACCCCGTGCCGGCCGCGCCCGTGGCGCCCGACAGGAAGTACCGGCGGAACTTCGCGGTCTGCGTGCTGTTCGTCGGCAGCGGGTAGGACTGGCCGAACTTCTCGATCTGAAGGAACGGCATCGCCCGATTCAGCATACGGACGACCGAGTAGGCCGCCACCGCCGGGGAAATGTCGCCGTAGCTGGTCACCTGTGCCATTTTCTAGGCTCTCCGATCAGGTTCAATCCTTGTCCGCCGCTGCCACCGCGAAGGCCCCCTCGAAATCGTTGGGGTCGACGCCGGCTGCCGGGGCAGACCGCTTGGAACCGACTGGGGCCAACGCGACGGCCGCTTGCTTGGTCGCCGGGGGCAGATCGGTGGTCTTCTGGCGCGTCGGCGCGGGCTGCGTGACCGTAGCCCCCGTCGCTTGACGCCACCGGTCGATCAGGTCCAGGACCTCATCCACCGTGCCCTCCCTGATAACCTGTTCGTACGCGGTCTGCAAGTATTTCGGCTGGGTACCCACCCAGTCGACCACCTTGTCGCGCACCTCGTCGTAGTCGGCAACTCGTGCCTCGATGTCAGACAGGTGCGTCCGCGTCGCGACGGTCTGGAGCGCCTCCAGGTGCGGCTTCAGGTACGTGCCTACTTCTTGGAAGATGAACGTGGCCAGCTGGCGGTATTCCGCCTTGCGGCGCAGGGCTTCCGCGCGCGCCACGTCCGGCCACTCCTTCTCGTAGGTCTTGAGGAACTCCTCCTCGTCCGCGGAATAGATCGGGGGCTCCGCCGGGGCGTCCACCGCGGGCGCCGGGGCCTTCTTCGGCTCCTCCGCCGGCGTGCCCTTGCGCACGAGTGCACTCAGCCGGCGCAGCAGCTCGTCGTCATCGACCTCCGGGGCCTTCTTCGGCTCCTCCGGAGGCTCCTCGGCACCCGCGACACTGTCCTGGCCTTCCGTGACCGGCTCCTCGGCACTCGCGACGCTGTCCTGGCCCTCCGTGACCGGCTCCCCCGCACTCGCGACGCTGTCCTGGCCGGTTGCGGGCTCCGCCGGGGCGGTTGCGCCCATCACGCTGTCCACTGCGGTCTGCGTCGCGTCGTCCCCCAGCGTCGAGAGGCGCGCAAACGCCTCCAGGAACGGATCGGCCGCCGCCGGCTGCGTTGCTTCGGACATGCACTACATCTCCCTTGTCGAACCGGGCGGACTGGGTCGCTCGATCATCCTGATCAGCCCGCTGTATGCCTTCGCTTGCCCCTGCACATGGGCGAAATCTGCTGGATCGCACACTACCAGGGTATTCTTGACCTCGTCCAGCATCGCTTCCAGCAGGTCGAGCACCATCTTGTGCTCAGGCCGCCCGCGAAGCCCCTGCACGGCGCGCAGAAGCTCCTCCTTCCTTGCCCTCACCCTCGATCTCCTCTCCCTCAGAGCCTGCCGCGAGCACCTCCAGCGCAGCGTTCACGTTCTGCGCATCGGCCGCGGCCGCGTTCTTCTGCCCCTGCGTGATCGCCTTGAACGCATCGGCCAGGGTCTTGCGCACCTCGGCCTGTGCCAGCGCCCGCATCTGCTCCTGCTGCTCCTGCATCTGCGCCTGTCGCGCCTGCCGGCGCCGCTCCGCCTCGACAGGCGGCACCAGGACGTCCTGCATGTCGCGCACCGCGAAGCGCTGCTCCACGAGCTTCCGCTCGTCGATGTGGTCCCGCTCCTCGGGGGTCAGCGTGGCCACCAGAGTGTCCACCTGGATGCCGCGCACCTCCTTCGCGATCAGGCTCGTCGCGCCGCGGGCGATGACGTTGTAGTCGCCCTCCAGTGCCTCGCTGGGGTTGAACTTCCTGTTGAACTGCACCAGCGACGACACGACCGACTGCGTGAAGGTGTCGAAGTTGCGGATGATGTCCTTGAACGGTAGCGCCGCCTCGCCGCGCAGCATCGACGCCCCGGCCGCCGTACGCATCGGCTCGCCCTGGCCGCGCTGCACGTCGCCCCCGTTGGCCGGGTTCACGAAGCTCTCCATGTCTGCGAAGTTCATGAACAGCTGGATCGTCGACAGCAGGTCCGGCAGGTGCCCGTCGATCGACACGTTGCGCACGGCCGGCCACTGCGCGGTCGGGCCATCGTCGTCGCGGTACCAAACCTTGTAGGCGTGCACCGAACCGACGTCCTGGTCCGCGCGCAGCAACGCCGTGTTGATCTCCAGCTGGGGGCCGCAGATCACGCCGGCGTTGTCGAGCAGCATCCGCGTCGCAGCGGACACGCTCATCTGGCTGTCACGGATCACCGCCGGCAGGCCGTTGCCCACCGGGCTGCTGTCGTCCTCGTCGAACACGAACACGTGCGCCGTCTTCACGTCGTGCGCGCCGATCTTGCGCCACGGGTTCATGTCGGCCTTGATCACGCTGTCGCCGGTCATCCAGACCTCGGCCTCGACGTCGTCGGCGAGCCGGTCGTCCGGGACGTCGGCACCAGCCTCGCGCAGCATCTGCCCGCTCACCGGGCCGTGCCACACGATGACCTCGAACTTGCCGGTCTCCGCGCGCATGTCGTTCACGTTGATCGACACGCCGAGCGTGCGCAGCTCCTGCTCGTGCGCCTGGGCCTTGTAGTTCCCGCCGGGCGTGCGCGCGATGTAGCCGCGGATGATGTTGCCGAAGAAGTCCGGCCGGTTCGCCAGCGCCCGCAGCTGGCTGCGCGTCATCACGATGCGCTCGAACCAGCCGTCCGCGCCGCTGCGCAGGTCTTTCGCCGACATGTCCGGGTAGTAGTCCCACACCGGCAGGAACTCGAAGCTCGGCTTGTACTTCTCGGTCACGTGCGGCATCGGCATGCCGCCCACCCCGCCCGTGCCCCACGACACGTTGCGCTGCACGCGCACCATCGGCCCCTTCAGCACGCCGATGCCGTACATCACGCCGCTCTGCACGACCTTGCGGTTGAGCGCGATGTAGTCGAGCGTCTGGTCGCCGCCGATCTCCTGGAGCTGATCGTCGATCAGATTGCGCAGCGCCACGGCGCGCTCCTGCGCGAGCGCATTCACGGCGTTCTGCACCAGCTCCTCGGTCATCTGCGTCCGGGTGCCGTTCTGCGCGTCGCGCTCGATGACCTTCTGCACCGCGGCCATGA